TTAGAACACGTTATTCCAGGTGTAACTAGCCGTTTGCCACCTGTGATCCGGGTAGAAGACACGCGGAGGCTTGATGGTGGGGGTATAGCCGAAACGGGCCCAGATCGGCCGCTCGGTCACGATGGTGAAGCTGCCGTTGGCCTGCAGGCGAATGGTTGCGCCAGGACGGCCGCTCGTACCGCTTTGCCACACAACGGCATTGCTGGCCGTGTAGATCACCAGGTTGCCGTCTTCCTGCATGACGCAGCGCACACCCCCTTTGTTCTGGGTATAGGTCGCCCAGACAACGCTCGTGTTGGGACCGTAGACCACCAGGTTGCCATCGCCCTGGAAGACCAGGGAATGATCGCCCGCACGGTAGAACTGGCCCGGTACCAACTCCGTAGCGCCACCGATGATCATGGCCGCCCCGACTGCCGGAGTGAACACGCGACCGTTGGGTGCATACCAGTGCGGGATGGTGTCGACGGTCACGATGTTGCCGTCATCCTGAACCTGAGTGAAGGCACGCAAGGACGCATCCTCGCGAGAGCCCATGGTGGGATCGCTCGGTGTCGTCGACCAGATACGGCCACGCAGCGGGTCATCCAGGACGAAGCCATAGTTCATGAAGACCATCATCGGGTCTTTCTTGTTGCCCTTGCTCACATTGGTGAAGGGAGTGTTCTGGTCAGCGACCCAGGCCAACTGCGCACCGTCATAGAGCGCGAGATTGCCATCTGGCTGAAAGAGCAACTTGAAGCGCTTGTTGGGCGACTGCAGATACTGGTTCGGCGCCATGTAATAGCGAGCCGGGAGTACAGAAGAACCGTTATCGGTAAAGTCGTATCGAATCCAAGCCATAGTGATACCTATTGAGTCGAGTGATCAGTCGCGGGGAAGTCCGCTCCCATGTCGCTCATAGGCGATTGCCCGAGGCTCGAGGCCTTCACATGGTTCAAGGTTCCACAGCGGGAACACTTGATCTGGAGCTCAGTAAACTCACCCACGCGGGCGAGAAGCCGTTTGCAATGACCGCACCTGCATTCTTTTAACATCTAAAAATCCATTTAGTTTCAACCACTTAACGCGATTGTAAAAAGCCGCGACAGTGATCCATTTGCATACAAGCCTCAAGGCCGTCGTTGCATCGCCGGAGCACCTTGCAACAACGCCTGGGACTCCCGCACCCACTGCTGCAACGCCCTCAATTGCTCGGTATTGGCGTGGCATTGGCTGTAGTTGTCGACGACGCTGGCGGCGACGGTAGAGAGTGCAAGGCCCGAGGCGCTGCCATCAGTGACGCTGGGGCCTGCGGCCAGGGGCAGGTTGGCGGCGCCGGCGTCGTGCACCCGGACAAAACCGTCAGGCACGACACAAGCGTCATCCGCAGTTTTAGTGACATAGATAGGAACCTCTTTGATAAGGCTGGCGCCCGCCTGGTGGACCTTGACGATGCGATCGACGTACTCGACCACCACCTTTTCCTTGACCGTGCCCAAAGCCTGGCCTTGCTCAAAGGATTGCCTGAGCCGAGTCTCTTCAAGCGCCTGGTGGTTAATCCGCTCATTACTGGCACCGCTGACGTAGCCGAGGGCATAGAGCAGCCCGGCCGCGATGACGATGGCCAACCAGTTGCGTAGGTTCATCGCAAGGCTCCTTTGCCGAGATGAAGGACGAGATTCGGTAGCGCTGCGTTCGCCCCCAAAGAGGCGCCGCGGTTGATAGGACTGGACGCCTGCAGCCCGTGTCGCCCGAACCAAACCCGACTCTGTGGCAGCGCAGAAATACCTCCTGCCTACCGCTCAGATCGCCGGCAGACACAACACCGCCCGCGCCCTGGCCCAGAGCTGCAGGCGATCCTGCAGGCCGTTCAGACCGCCATTGATCCGCCGGGTAATGCTGTTGAACTCGTCGCGATCAGCCAGGGCATTGAGCCCGCCACGCTCCCAGAACCAGGCTGCCGATTCGGCAGCCCATTGCGCTTGCTCCAGCAACTCCGGCAATTCCAGCAGGCGTTCATCGCCGAACAGCCCGAGGCTGCATTGGCGATAGTTGCTGCGGCCGGTGATCTGGATCAGCCCACGCCCGCGATACCGCTGGCCATCGCCATCGGCCTCAGGTGTATTGCCCAGGCGCGCGGCGAGAGTGCCGGTGTCGTACTTGCTCAGGTATTGATCACTGCCGAGCTCGCGCACGTATTGCAGTTGCCCGGATTCGTGGCCGATCTGGGCGAGAAAGGCCGCCTGGCGCTTCGGCGTATCGATCTGCCGGTGGGCCATGGCGGTGTTGAGTGGAGAAACAAAAACGCCCGCTTGGCGGCGGGCGTTGGGGAGGATTTGTTGCAGTTGTTGTTCGGTGATAGGCATGGTCTGGTTTTCGAGGTTGGATAAAAAACGCCCCGACAATGCGGGGCGTCTACTCGGTCTGCTCGGCGGCCCAGGAAGGCGCCACAGGACGGTACTGGGTATCCGGAAAATCCGAGGACTGTGGCCAGTCGCGCAAGGCCTGCAGATACACAAGCAGCTCCTTGAATTGAACGGCCGTGAGTGTCGTCGTCGCTTCGATTTCCAGCTGATCGTGGTGACGCTCACGCAGCCACATCAACGAAGCCAACTCGGTATCACGCCAATTGCGCTCGCTACCCTGAGTCGCAGGCAATGATGCGGTTGCACTGTTGATGTAGGCTTGCACCTCTTGTTCGGACATCGGCACCAGATGGCTCGGAATGAAGTGCGCGAGGGCATCGTCATCATAAGCATGGACATTGTTTGCCTGGGGGTTATGGAAGTACTTCATGTACGTAGCTCCGACCAAAGCGGACTAACCGCATTATTAAGCGTCACCGAGTAGGTGGCACCGGCCGGTACAACGAACGTTGTGTAATATGCAATATTTGTCACAGTCACCCCCCCGCAAGTAGCAGAAACTGCACCGGAGTTTATTGATACCTGGACCTGAATTGGGCGGCCAGTGGTGTTGGTGTAGACGGTGCCTGAAACGCGGCTAGCCGTGACGTTCTGCCAGGTCTGCCCATCACCCAAGCCCCGGGGCCGAGCCTCCAACGCTGAGATGTTTACGGCCAAGCCGGAAATATCGATATTTCCCTGGTTAACAGCGGCATTCCAGGCTTTTATGCACCACATGACGGCCAAGTTGCGAGGACGTGTTTCTGTCGCGGTTCTAACAACTCTCGATGCATCAAAATTGACAACGGAGAGCCGCCCGCCGGCGCCTTGGAAACCACCGGCATCGGCGGTTGCATAAAAAGCCCCGCTCGGCAGCGTCGGAGCGCTATCGTTACGCACCCCTCCCACGTTACCTAAAATGTTCTGCAGCGCATCATTCTGATAGCTACCAAGCACCCGCCCAGCATCAACGCCCCGCCCATGATCCCACCCCCGCAGAAACTCCCCCCGCGACTCAGGCAACCGGAAACTCCCCGCCCCCTCGCCTCCGGTATTGAAAGCAGTCCCCAGGTACGCCGCCAGATCCGGATAAGCCGCAGCGCTCTGCACACTGCCATCCACCTCCAGGAACCCCGCCGGCACCGTGCCCTTGGGAAACGGCACCATGGCCCCCACCGGCAAGGCCGACATGTTCTTCAGCAGCGCCTCGATCTCGGCCTTGGTGTAGGTCACCGACTTGGTATAGGCATCGGTAATCCCATACTCGGCCAGGGTGGTACGAATCTTCTCCGGCGGAATCGAATCGCGGACGATCTTCTGGATCGCCGCCAGCAGCTGATCATGCTCGGCTTCGGCCGGCTGCTTGCCTCCGGCTCGAATTACATTGAGCAGTTCATCAGTCACCGCATTCCCCCACTCGGAAGAAATCAATGAGCCGACTTGCCCCGTGACCGGGTTCTCATCGACAAACTTGCCATTGACCAGCCCGACACTGGCCACACTCTTTGGATAATCCACTCGTTCATCCTCTAGTCATAGTTGATGTACACCTGGGTATGTGCCGGCGTACTGCGATGGATCAGGCACTCCAGGGCGCTGCCCGGGTTCGTGCCAAAACGTTCGCCCCAATAGCTCGCGCCGAAGCGCCGGCCCAGTTGCAAGCGCCCGCCGGTATTGAGGGTCCACATGAAGTTCGCTCGCCAGGTGCCAAAGTGCGCCTGGCCGAAGCGTGAACGCCCCATACGCGGGGTGCTCTGTTCGCTGACGCTGGCGTTGGGGTAACCCTGACTGCGGGCGATCTCGACGAAATAGGCGGCGCGTTGGCTGCCGACGGCCAGCAAGCGCCGGCGCACCGCCAGGCGCCGGTCTTCGAACAGCGGGGCCAGGCCCAGGCAGGGATCGGGCAGGTCCATGACCTTTTCCCAATCGGCCACCAGTTCGCTGACGCCGGCCGGATCCATCTCGTTTTGCAGGTCCACGGCTCGGGCGTCGATGCGCGCCAGCTCCTGGGACAGGCCCAGCAACACTCGCTCAAGCTCCGGCACCCGCTCCGGATCCCAGGCCGGGCCACTGGGCAGCAGGCTGCGCAGTTGCTCCTGGTACTGGGCGGCACTTCTCAGGGCTGCCATTCACAACCTCCGAATACCAGCAGTTGGTTGTTTCCGGCAGGGACATCGGCCAACGGTGCCAGCAGCCGGTGATCCTGCTCACCGGTGGCGCTGCTGATGGCTTCGCGGACATGACTCAACAGCAGGCTCTGGCCAAGGCCGGCCTCACGGCTGTGCAGGTCGCGCAACTGGTCCTCGACCGCGGCACGCACCGCGCTGGTGTCGGGAGTCAGGCGCAGTTTGTAGGTCACCGGCTGCATCACCGGGGCCAGCACATACACCTGGGCCGTCACCGGACGCAGTGGCTCGATGTAGGCCGCCACCAACGCCAGTTGCTCAGCATTGGGAATGGGTTGCGCATCGTCGTCACGCATGACAAACAGGCCCACGGTGCCTGGCCCCAGATAATTGCGTCGGCACCAGGCACGGGTGATTCCTGGACATTCCAGGGCCCAGGTTTCGTAGTCGTCTGCCGAGCCGCCGTGGGGAATGATCCGGTATGAGCGGATCACCCGGGCCCGCAGGGACTCGAGGCTTTCCTTGGCCACACCTCCGGTCAGGCCCGGGGCCTGCACCGTGAACGGGTTGCTGATGCCCTGCACTGGCTGTACCGCGATCAGGCTCAGGCCGGCATCGGCATTGCCCAGGGCGCCACCATCGACCGCCTGGATCGTGGTGCGGTTGAGCCCAGCGCTGGTGGTGCGGGCCGCGGTCACCTTGTAACTGCGACCGTCGCTGCTCTGCAGCAGCGTGTCGACATCCAGCACCGCACCGGCCGCAGCAGTGAAACTGACGCTGCCAGTGGCCGCTTGAGCAGCTTTGCGTGGCTGGTTCAAGCGCAGGGCAGCGATGCGCTCCAGGGTCGACTCATCGGCCTGGTCCGGTAGGATCTGCTCGGCGATCCAATCCAGGTAGCCATACAGGCCAAAGGCGGCCCCGCTCAGGGTGCGGGCCAGCACTTGGGCATCGGACTGGCGCAGCGAATCGCTGGCCAGGTCGCTTTGGGTGCGCTGAATCAGCACCGGCAGCGAAGGCGTTTCAAACGGCATAGGTCACCTGCCAACTGTGAATGGGGTTGATGTCCAGGCGCTCACCGTCGGCCAGGATCAGCACCGTGCGCAGGTTCAGGCGCTGGGCATCGAGGCGTTCGCTGAGGATCTCGATCGCCTTGCAATGGCCATCGTCGATCAGCCACTGCAAGGCCTCACGGGCATAGAACTCGGCGTCGAGCTGGGTCTGCCGGGTCAGCTTGACCCGGCGTAGCAGCCACAGCCGCGAGCCGATACGGTCGTCGGCCACGCTGGGAAAGCTGTCGCCCCACCAGCCATAGCGCTGGTCGTCGTCCAGGGCGTCGTCATCGGCGGCGCGGCGCCAGGTGAACAGGCTGATTTCCACCGCTCGGGTCAGGGCGTTCTTCAGGTCATAGGTGGCAAACATGCTTAACCTCCCACCGGCGCGCCGGTCTGCCCCGGGCCGGGTTGCACGCCGCTGTGGACGTGGTTGATCTGGCTGATGCCGGCGGCAACCTGATCGCCCTGGGAGACGATCTTGCCGCTCATGCTCAGGGTCGGGCTGTCGATGGTGACGCCGCTGCTGGCGCGGATATTCAAGGTGGCGGTGTCGATGTCGATGACCCGCCCGCGCTTGAAGTGGATCTTGTCGCCCTCGTCGGTGTAGATCGCCACTTCACCGGCGGCCAGGGCCTTGAGGCGATAGCGCCGGTCGGCGACCACCAGCACCACCCCATGGGAGCGATCGCCGCCGAGGAAGGTGGCGATGCCCTCGGCGCCAGCCAGGGGGTTGCTGGTAAAACCGTAAGGCTCGAAATGCTCCATGTCGTCGTTGACCTCGCCGGCGGTGAGGCGCATTTGCAGCGATTGCAGTTTGTTGGCCGAGTGGGCGAGCACCACGGTGCCCCGCGCCAACAGGCGTGTCAGTAGGCTCATGCTGGGTTCCTTCGGAGGGTAGGAGCCGGCTTGCCGGCGAACGGGGATTGCGCGGTTTCAGGCCTTGGGCGAGCCGGGGTTGGCGTCAAAGGTCTGCGGCGGCGCCACCTGCAAGGTGGTGATGGAACCCCGGTCGGACAGCGACCAGGTGACCTTGGAGATCAGCATGTCCTGGTCGAAACCCAGCACCGGGTCGATGACCCGCACCAAAGTGTTGTGTCGCCACAAATCACCATTGCTCTGGCGCCAGCCCTGCACCTGATAGGTGGTGGTCAGCGCCTTGCCGGTGCGGGTGCCGCACTCCCAGTCAGCCCGCTGCTGAGCCAGTTCGACACTCAGTTGCGCCGCTTCGTTGATCACCGTCACTCGCTTGCGCGGGGCGCTGGTATCGCTGGACTGGCCGGACACCTCGCAGACCGCGACACCGCTGCTCTGGTCGCTGCCCTTGTGCTGGCCGATCACCCGGTACTCGGAAAACACCGCGGAAAAGTCCATCGGCGCATTGGCCGAGAGAATGTTCTTGCCCAGCTCCAGCGCATCGCCGGCACGCCCGCCGCTGCCTGGTGCCGCCAACAGCAGGTAGCCGTCGGCATCATCGGTGGAGAACACCCGGTACAAGGTCAGCAAACGGTCGATGGAGGCGAACACTGTCTCCCCGGGCACGATGCTGTGGGTGTGCAACTTGCTGGTGGGTGCAATCTCGCTGCGCACTCCCACGCCGTAAGAGCCGGCCAGGGCGCGGACGATACTCAGCACATCCTGCTGGCGCCACTGGCTCGGCCGGTTGATCGCCGCGCAATCCACCAGATCCTGGGTCAGGGAGCTGCCCTGGATGCTCAGGCTGATCTGCTTGCCGTCGTAGCTCACCGGCGCCTGGTAGACATGCCCGGTGAGCACCAGGTCGCAACCGATGCGCACCTGGCAGCGAGCGCCCGGGCGGATCCGTACCTGCCCATCCTGCCCCGGCCATTGCCAGGTGATGTTGAGGCTGAAGGTGCGGAACTGGCGCTCCAGGTCCGCCGTGATCTCCACGCTTTTCCAGCCGCTGTAGTCCAGCCCGTCCACCGTCAGGGTGACGATATTTGCCAGTTCGTCCATGGATCACTCCCGCGCAATCTGCAGATCGGCCGGCGGCAGGAAGCCCGGATGGGCCACCCGGTTGCGCTGCACCACTTCGCCGACCCGCGTCGCATCGGCAAACCGCTCATAGGCCAGGACCAGCGCCGGCATGCTGCTTTTGGGGCTGAGGCTGACCAGCCGCACACCCGATGAAGCCACCGCATTGAGGTGGCCCTGCAACTGCTGACGCAGGGTGTTGAGCGCCTGGTAGTGCACGGGCTCGGCCTTGAGCGCAGCTTGCCAGATCACTTCGTTGAGCTGGTCGCGCAGGGCCAGTACATCGTCAGCCACTGGTACCTCCAGGCGCTGCACTGGTTGGCTGGCCTGCTGAGCCAGGGGCGGCGTGCTTTTGAGCTGTACCACCGGGGTGGCTACCGGCAAGGCCGACACCAACCGGGCGATCTGCACCAGCAGCGCATCCTGGACCAGGTTCGCCACCGCCTCGGCCGCTGCCGTGGTGTCCTTGCCGGTGGTCAGCTTCGGTGCATCGATGCGCCTGGCCGCCTCCACCTGCTGGGAAATATCGGCGAGCATCTGCCGATAGCCGGTACGGGCAAAATCCTTGAGCCCGCGCACATCCTCCAGCAACCCCTTGAACTCCGTGCTCAGCTCCTTGGGTATTTCCTTGACCGCCTTGACCAGGGTGTTGAGGTCGCCATAGAACTCGATCAGCGGCTTGAACTCGTGTTCGATCACCGCGTAGACCTCGGTCAATCCCTTGCGCAGCGAATCCACGCCGATCCGCGCCTGCTTGATCAGGTGGGTGGCGAACTCGAAACGCAGCAGCGCCGAGCCCAGCAAGGTATCGCTGGCCACCAGCACCTGCTGCTGGGTGTTGACCACCGCCGAAGGAAAGCGCAGCGGCAGGTCCGGGTAGAACTTCAGGCTGAAGGTCACCAGGCCGCCGTCCTGGCGGCTCTGGGTCATCTCGCACTCGCCGACCTTGACCTGCATCCGTCCAAGCCACGGATGCACCAGCTCGCCGCTGCCCTCCTCCAGGGCCTTGAGCAACTGGTCGCGCTGCTCCAGGCAATCGCTGCCGACAATAAAGGCCGTCAGGTCATGGACTTTCGCCTGCTGGCCCAGCCCTTCGAAAAATGGCTGGTCGCGCTGCGGGTATTCATGCAACTGGCCTTTTTGCCCCACCGGGGTTTTCGCCTGGTCGACCCAGAAGGGCACGCCGCGAAAGGATGCGGGCAACAAACGATCACGCCAGTTATCCGCCATGGGAACCTCCTAGGGAAAGTGAGCGATAGCCCAGAGTCGAAGCGATGTTCAAACCCGGTTGATTGGTCGTGGCCTGTTCGGCGCGCAGGCCAGCCGGGGCGTTTTCGAAACGCAGGGTCAAACCGCCTTCGAGTTGGGTGCGGTTGTTGGCGGCGTTGTGCTGGATCAGGGCACTGGAGCTCTGGGTCAGCGAGCTGCCCTGGGTGGCGGCAAAGGGTGAGGCCAGCCCGCCTGTACCCTCGGCATTGATCTGCTTTTGCGCCTCGGTAAAGCCTTCGACCTTGCCGGTGACAGTGGCAATCAGCCCGCCGAAGCCGCCCTCGAACAGCTCCTTGATCGGCACCATCAGTGCTTGAAGCTTGCTCCACAGCCCGGAAAACCAATCGGCGATGGGCGCCCAGTGGGTCATGATCAGCTCCATCGGCGACCAGTCGAACAGGGCTTCAATAACCTTCCTGATCGAGTCGATACCCGGTTGCAGCTCGGCCCAGACCGAACTGAAAAAGCCCGTGACCGCACCCCAGTTGTTGTAGAGCATCCCCAGCGGGGAAAAGTCGAACAGGGTTTGCAGAACCTTCTTGACCCCGTCGATACCCGGTTGCAGCGCCGCCCAGATCGAACCGAAGAAGCCCGTGACCGCGCCCCAGTTGTTGTAGAGCAGCACCGATGGGGAATAGTCGAACAGCGTCTGCAACACCGTCTTGATCGCCTGAATGCCCGTTTGCAACACAGCCCAAATCGACGCGAAGAAGCCGCTGACAGCCCCCCAGCTCTGGGTGATCAGGTCCATCGGCACCCATTCGAACAGGCCTTTCAGAAAGGCCATCGCCGGCACCGTCAAGGCCTTGAGGGACTCCCAGATAGAGGCGAACAGCCCCGTCAGCCCAGCCCAGTTATCGATGATCAGTCCCAGAGGCGACCAGGAGAACAGCTCCTTGAGGAAGCCGAACACCGAGGCCGTCATCGCCTTGATACTGTCCCAGAGCCCGGCAAAGAACGCCGTGATCGCCCCCCAGTTGCCAATCAGCATGCCCAGGGGCGTCCAGCTGAACAGGGTGCTCAGCACCTCCATCGCCTGCGCCGCGAAGCGCTTCACACCTTCCCAGAGGCTGACAAAAAAGGCCGAGATCGGCGTCCAGTTGGCAATGATCACCCCGGCGGCCAGAGCAATGCCCATGGCGATCAACATCACCGGGTTGGCCTTGGCCACGGCGCCCATCAGGTCGAGCACCTGGGTCGCACCGGTCACGGCGGTTTGCATCGCCGAGAAGGCGATGGCACCCATCGCCAGTCCTTCGACCAGCTTCGGGTTCTCGTCGAGCAGCGTGCCCACGCTGTTGAGCATGGGCTCCAGGCCGACCACCAGCGCCCCCACCGCCGGCACCAGCGCAGCATCAATGGCCGAGGACACCTTGGCCATCGACTGACTGAATACATTCATGCCTTTGGCCGCGTCGGCCGGCGCACTGGAATCGCCGACCTCGGTCAGCTTGCCCTTGAACGCATCGCAGGCTTTGATCCCGTCCAGAAACGGGGTGATCAGGCTGCCGCCCTTGAACAGGCCGCTGATGTCCAGCTTGCCCAGCCCGGTCTGCTCAAGTTTTTTCCTGAAAGAGTCGACCTTGCCTTGAAGGGCGACCAGTTTGGGTGACAGTTCGTCGATGCCGGTCAACAGCACCGACTTCTTCTCTACGGTTTGTGTCTCTGCCATCACTGCACCTGCTGCATCGCATTGATCCGTTGCGCGTGCTCCAGGGATTCGCGGAGCACATCCAGTGGCCTGGCCATCATCTGTTCGGGGTCAACCTTCCAGAACCAGGCCAGGTCATAGGCGACAGCGATCAGGTCGGCGATGGCTGCGATGCCGCACTCATGAAAAAACTCGCCACCGCCCAGCTCAGGGCGTTGAGGTCCACCAGGTCCAGCTGGTTCACCGAGGACGGTGGAATGCCGGCGCAGACCGCGATGTACTTGGCCGCGACATCCATGTCGAGGCTGACCTCTTCGCTCTTGTCGATCTTGTACGGCAGCGCCTTGATCGCCCGCACTTCCTGCACCGTCGGGCGGCGCAGGGCGAGTTCGGCCAGGGGCTCGCCGTGGGCCTCGATGGGCACCTGCAGCTTCACCAGGTTGCTCATTGCCAGGTCCCCTTCTGCCCTTCGAAGTTCAGCTCGATGCTGGCGTCGTCGCCCTTGGCCACCGGCTCATCCACCAGGTAGGCGCCGGCCAGCACGTAGACCTTGCCGTTGGCGAACTCGCAGGTGACGGTCATGTCGACGCCTTCGATCAGTGGCTTGAGCGGAAAGTCCGGGGTGTGCAGCGCGGTGACTTTGAACGACGGGGTGAGGTCGGTTTCCTTGTAGAAACCCGGAACCACGGTTTCCCGCTTGACGGCCATCAGCGGCGCTTCGCAGCCGCCGCTGATGGTCAGTTGGGCGCCGTCCACTTTGACGTAGCAGGTGCCCGCGATCAGTTGACCCATGATGTTTCTCCCAAAAAATAAGCCCGCTCATGGCGGGCTGAAAAAGCGTATTGATGCAGGTCCGGCTCAGGCCGCCGCGTCGTACTGCAGGCGGAATTGGTTGAGCAGCGCGAACACCCGCAGGCCGTTGATGTAGTCCGGCGGGAACAGCACGTTGACCCGGCTCGGGTCCTGCACGTCGCGTTCGACGATCAGGTGCTCGGCGAACAGCTCGGCGTTCTCCACATGGCCTTCCAGCTCCAGCTTGGCGTACTGGGCGATCAGCTCACCGCGAATGGTGCTCGGAGTGACGATCGGCTGGCCGGCGCCGAAGCGGGTGCCGTCGGCGGCCAGCTTGTGGCGTCCGTACTTGCTGGTGATCACGCTTTGCAGGCGACGCACGATGAACGCCGACTGGTGCATGGTTTCGCTGTCCAGGTAAGAGTTGTCGGCCTGGCCGTAGGCGTTCTTTTGGTAGGTGGTGATGGCCCGCTGAATGCGCATATAGCCGCCTTCGTAGTAGGCGGTGGCGATGCCGTAGTTCAGCAGCGACTGGCGTTCGGTCAAGGTGAAGCGCTCGCTGGCCGGCGCCGGATCGACGCCCGGCAGGCTGCCGCTCTGGGTCGGACGGCTGGCGTCGGCGGAGATGAACACCGAGGTCCGCGCCGCCAGGGCCGCGGCCTGGACCCACACCGGTTGCGGCACGCCGTTTTCCAGGGCCTGAAGGGTGATGTGCTGGTCGTTGCGTGCCTGACCGGCCGCCACCAGGGTGCCGACGGTGCCGCGCTTGGCGCTGTAGACATGGCCGAACAGCTGCTTGGCCCAGGACCAGCGACCGGTGCTGTCATCCATGACGGCTTGCCAGGCATTCAGGCTGGCGGTGTCGGTCCAGGGCATGCAGATGAACTCGAACGGCTCGTCGCCCAGGGCGGCCAGCGCCGCGACCTGATCCGGTACACCGGTGCCACCGGCCATCTTGCCCAGCACCAGGGTCAGGCCCGCCGGAGTCTGTTCGCCATTGCTCTTGCCCAGGCGATTGAGTTGCAGGCTGATGTCGTTGCCGCTGTCGCCGGTCCACTTGGCGTTCAGGGTCACAGTGCCCTCGACGGCGGTCGCAGTCACCGGCAGATCCAGCGCCGCGTTGACCTTCAAGGCCAGGGCGCTGGCCGCCTGGACCGCAGTGGTGCCGCTGACGATGGACGCCTGCACCCGCACACCGCCCACGTAGAGGTTGAGCAAGCCGCTTTCACTGGCAGCGCCGGTGATCTTCACTTCGGCCTTGGCCACGCTGCCTTCAGTGCTGTGCAGCGGCAGGCACCAGATCTCGCCCACCGGGTCGGTCTTGCGCCAGGTTTCGTACATCGAAGCAAGCATCGAACCTTGCCCACCAATGCTCTTGGCCAGGGCCACGCTGGACACCAGCACCAGCTTGCCGAGGTCGTCACCAGTCTGGTTGTCATTGACTTGGGCGACGATCAGCCGGCGCATGGCCGAAGACGCGCTATTGGCCGCAGAGTTGTCCATCTCGGCGTAGAACAGCGGTACACGGATGTCCGCCGGGATATTGCTGAAACCGATCGCCATTATTTGGCTCCTTGAGATTTCGCCGCTTTCACGGCTTTGCTAGTGATATCGCCATCGGCCAGGCGGCGACGCCACCAGGCGTTGTCTGGCACTTCACGGCCCTCTGCCGGCAGCAGATCGCCTGCTTGCGGATCGGGTACGGCACGGCCGGCAACCGGCAGCACGATGATGCGTTTGCTCATTGCTTCAGCTCTCCTGAGAAAGTCAGCTCCAGGCGCCCGTCGGGCCCCGGGCGTTGCAGATTGGGGTCCGCCGGATCGATGGCATCGACCCGCACCGTGACCCCGGTAAAGGACGGCAAGCCGTCGAGTTCACGCTCATGCCAGGTTTCCGCCGGCTGGCTGGGCAGGTTGCGGCCCAGCTGGAACTCGGCGAAAAAGCGCAGGCGGTAGAGCAGGCGGGTGGCGTCGAGGGACAGCAGTTCGCCGCCGTCGTACTGGATCGGGTTGTATTCGGGACCGGGCTTGAAGCCGACCAGGGCGCGCCAGACTTCGGCACGCATGTCGTGGAGTTGGTCCAGGGCTTGTTGTGGGTTGGTGGCGTCGAGAAGCAGGACGACTTCGAAGCAGTCGCGGATGGTTAAAGCGGCAGTGTTTTGAGTGGTATTACGAATCGCCCGATCAGCCAAGGGCAGGACATAAGCTAAGGGGGGGAACAGCGCACCACTACCTTCAAGAGTAGGCAGATCAATACTGACCATCAGCAAATTAAAATTGCTGGAACAACAAACTTTCAGTTGATTAAAGACTGGTGTTGACTTCACGTGGAACTCCACCAATTGTGATGGATCTGGCGGAAAGGTTCTGGATGGTGATTTCAACCATCAGATAGGCTCAGATCAAATTGAATTGCGGCAACCAGCAGTCAGTTCCCGAGAAAACTAGTCGTGATACTTTCCGCCAAAGGCTGAGAAACACCTATTCAAAGCAGACAGCAGTCCAACAAACGAACTAGCTAAACATCTGACCAGGTTTAAAAAAAGCTCAAATATTCAGAATTGGCATCGCTGGGAGATCATAAAAAACCGCCCCAGGGATACCACTTGGAAACATACCGGACGGAGCATCCATAAAAGATTCCAGATACAACGAAGGAACTCCAGAAGATGCCCAGCCCAGGCCGACTTCGGTAACAACAGAAACTTGCCCACGATTGGTATTTACAACTCCAAAAAAACTGTAAGGCAAAATTCCGATAGCAACATACTGACCGTTCTGCACCGAACTAAACTTATAATGATAAAGGTCATCACGACCATTAACATATGGACTTCCTCCGACTCTCATCCAGTCAGTTGTTTTTCCGGAAACCTCTCCAGAGAAGGTCAGCATCCGCCGGCCTGCATCAAACACTTTGTTGCCGCCTTCGTTGAAAACTGACAAGGTCCATTGTTCACCAGAAGGGAGGTCTGTAGCATAAACCTGCCATTGCAAGGAGATGACTGCGGTTCTCACACGGACCGAAAAACCAGACCATGCTCCTGGTACGCCAATAGCCGTAACCCCACCGATTTTCCCGCCTCCTGTCCATTGAGATGCACAGATGACAGGCGGACTATTTGAAGTTATCAAAAAAGAAAATTTGATATCAGTAACACCAACGCCACAAACAGTTACTCCCGATGTAGCCAATGAATAATTCAGAAATTTAGAATCAACCAGCATGTCTCCGTCAGTATTTTTTATAATTATTCCGAAGCTCATAATTTAACCACCAAAATCAACTCACTAGGACACAAATATGCTGGTCGGTAGTACCATGCATAGCTCCATACGATTTGACCATCCAAGAGATAGACCGAAACACCTACCTGCCCAGGAAGGCCTTTAGGTATTGAGTAAACGTAAGCATTATGAGGCCCATACCCAGGTACCAACTTGCTACCGGCCTCAATCTGACCAACCGAGAATCGCTCTACCACACGCAAAGCCCGACCGGTCATCGAATTTATGAGAGTTCCTTGGGAGTCAAATGTCGCCAGTCCGAAACTCATGCGCTCAAGTCTCCTATCTGTACACGCATCTTCCCAGCAAGATCGAAAACCTTGATTGCACGATTCGTTACCATCAAGCGCCCACCACCTGGTACCGAGCCGTTAAACTCAAGTTTCCCCATCTTGTCTAGACGCCAACCCTGCACATTTTCAACAAAGTCATCCGACTGAATATATTTACCGATCATGGCGTTCGTAATTGTCCCACTCTTGATAAAGGCGGTATCAATATAAGCAGCACCATCTTGAATGACGAATGGAGAGTAGATTTTATTAGAGTTCGGATCAACCACGGCAAATCGATTGGCCGCTATTAGTACTTGGCTAGTAATGTGACCTTTCTTGTTCTCAACCCCAACACCAATACCTGCCAAATAGGGTGTTCCGTCAACGGTAAGTTGGGTCTTGACCGAGTACATAGCTGCGAGTTCGGTTTTCAACGCATCAACTTCAACCTGAGCGCCTCCGCCTGAGTCGATCTTTTCCAGCAAGTGCTGGCTCAACTGAGTCTCGGTGATCTGGTCATTGAGGTAATCCAGAATCGGACCAGCATCAGCCGAAGACTGGCCCGTCACAGGCCCAAAGAACGCTCCCACGTTACCGATGCGATCCACCAAACGAGCCCAAAAGAAAAACCGCACGCCGGCAGCCAACCCCATGATCGTCAGATCCGTCTGCGGATAAGCGTAATCACCAAACTTGCTAGCCGTTCCGACGTCATTGGTCTGGCTGTACCAGATCTCGGTTCGCTGCAGATCCGCAGTGACAACACCCGCCGGAATGCCCCACTTCAACTTGATGCCAAACACAATCGACTCGGCGGTGAACGACGCCACCACCGGCGGGGGCGTGGTCTTGCCATTGAGTACGGTCTCAGTGGAAGTCGCGAACACCGAGCCAATATCCAGCGAATTGATCGCTCGCACCTTGGCCACATAACGACCGGCATAGATCCCGCTGACTTCAATCGAGGTCGCGCCAGTACGCCCGGCGAACACCCACTCACCCTCGTTCTTGCGCCAGTACACCTCGTAAGCAATTGCGTTTTCAGGTCGATCCCATTCAATGGTCATGACACTGACCGCGGTGCCCTGGTCGACAAAGTGATCATTGCTCAGTCGCACATTGCTCGGCGGTCGCTGCACACTCGGCGGAATCACCGTCACCGGGGGGTGCTCGATCCGCGCGCCGTTATCAATCGCCTCAAACTTGCTGGCTACGTGCTTGACCGCGCTGATGCTGTATTTGATGGCGTCATCGCTGAAGTCTTCAGCCACTGACAGCACCCGGAATTGTTGGGCTGCCAAGGTCGGCGAGTCGATCGCCCACATCGATTGCTCTGGCGGCAGCGCCTCCAGCTTCTTCTCCAGCACCACTCGCTGGACTTCAGCAGGAAAGCCGGTGGTATCGAAGGTTATGTCGCCGTTGTCCCAGGTGATCCCGGTGCTGTCCCAGGTCAGTGGATACCCCACCGACTTGATCAGCCGCGAGATGGCCTTGCCAGTGGACATGATCAGGGTGACGGTATCGCCCGGATAGGCCTTCACATCGGCGTCGAGCACCAGGGTATCCAAGGTCGCAGAACGCAGTCGCCCGCCAATCCTGCGCCCTGCCCTGTCGTTGTCCGCCACCCGGATGATCTGCCCCGGACGCGCCAGGGTGCCATCCAGGCCCACGGCGAAACTCACGCTTTCGGTTTCCAGGCGGTTGGTCAGCAGCGCCCATTTGCCAATGCGCTGGGCCTGGGCCTGGGAGGTGCAGCCGGTGGCGGTGATTTCGGTCTGTTGCACACCGTAGCGGGCTATGCCTTCGGGGTCATCGACGTACTGCACCTTCTGCCGGTAGAAGTCCGCCGGGTCGTTCCAACTGACCAGGGCCACGCTGAAGCGGGTTTTCTTCGCCGAGCCGCCGTAGACGAACTTGCCATCAACCACGTTGGCGTTGCTGTAGGTGTACACCGGGTCTTCGGGCATATCGGCCACGGCCATTACCGAGCCGGCACCCCAATAGGCCATGCCACGGAAGGTGGTGGCCAGGTCCTGTAGCACTTTCAGGGCGTCGGCGCGCACCGACAGGTAGAGGTTGCAGGTGAAACGTGGCTCGGTACCGCCCTTACCGTCGGAGACCGGTTGGTCGCAGTACTGACCGATGCGGTACAGCTCCCACTTGTCGACCTGGGCAGCGTTGAGCAAATGCCCCAGGCCATAGCGCTGGTGCAGCAGCAGGTCGTAGTAGATCCAGGCCGGGTTGTCGGTCCAGGCCGACTTGAAGGTGCCATCCCAGACGCCGCTGTAGATCCGGGTCTGCGGGTCGTAGTTGCTGGGCACACGAATGATCCGCCCCTGCAGTTCGAAGGAACGGGTTGGAATGGATTGGAACTGCGAGGCATCGAATTGCAGGCCGATAATCGCTGAACCCGGGTAGCGCAACTTGGCATCGATCACATCGGTGATGGACTCGACGCTGGTGGTGTCGGCAATCGCACCGCTGCTGGAGTTTGGCGTCAGGCGCCGCACACGAACCGTCCAGCCGGCAGTGGCCGTCGGCAGGTCAACGCGATGGGAGCGCTCGTACTTGCTCGAGGTCTTGCCACTGAAGGCCGCTTGCAGCACTTCCACGAAGGCACCGCCATCGGTGGAGAGGTCAATGGCATAGCGCACCGTATAGCCATTGGTGTCGCCGTTGCTGGTATTGGTCTGCGCCAGCCGCGAGACCGCCAGGCGAATGCGCACCGCCGACAACTGCAGGTTGGTGATGGCCTTGCTCCAGGGCTGATCGCTGCGCAACTCAACGGCCACCGAAGACTCGTTTTCCACCGCCGGAAATCCCGGGATGTAGGTCTGGTCCTGGCTGCCATTACGGACATCAAGGGTGACCCCGGAGAAGTTCAGGCTGCCGTCGGCGTTGGCCAGGGGCGTCTCGTTGAGAAACACAGAGCGCTTGCCGTTCTTCAAGCCCAGGATCTCGCCTTCGCTGACGAGGTCGAGGATCCGAGCATAAGCCGTGCTTTGCAGGCTGTCTGGCGCCTCCACGGAGGGACGGGGCTTGGAGCCGCCGCCTTTGCTGCCAGCGAGATTGAGATCAGTCATGACTTTCCTTCAGGCGAAATAAGGCCCGCGCAACGGCAGGCTGATGAAAGACGGATGTGTTTAGAGTTGGTCTTGGGCGTAGATGCACGCGCTGATCACCGCGCTGCCGACAGTCAATTGGCCGTACAGCAAACCCACTGGATTACCCTGAGCACTGATATTGGCTGGGCCATTGAAGCTGTAGCTGGGACGGTTTTCCGGACGGTCCTGGGCACCCAGCCCCTTGGCCTGAGGAGCCAGCATCTGCATTGCACCGCCGATCATCAGGGCTGCCCCCATCTGATAAAGAAACGGGGAAGATCCCGCCAGGGGGGTAAACGACAAGACAAATGCTGCCGCCACCAGTACCGCACCAACGATGGTTTGCAAGCCGCCAGCCCGTTTAGAACCGCAGATCACCGGCACAATGCGAATCGTTTCCTTACCGGTAGGCCGCTCCAGGTCTTCTTCGGCCAGGTTCTCTCGCCCCTTGAATACGGCAAACCGCAACCCTTTCTCGGCACTCCCCATCATGTAACGTTCAAAGCCCGGAAACTGCCGAAAATAGCTCATCACATCCTTGAAGCCCCCTGCCGTGGTCACTCGATGCTCACGGCCAAACAGACGTGCCAATGAGCCTGACAACAGCACGGTTTGCATTTTTTGTTGCTCTATCGCCAAGCCCATGGGTCTCTCCAGGCAATAAAAAACCCGCATCGGCGGGTTTCATCTAAATTGGGTGGCGTGGTTCACAGCTGATCCTGTGCATAGATCCCAGCACTGATCACTGAACTGCCCACAGTCAACTGACCGTACAGCAGCCCCACCGGATTGCCCTGGGCACTGGTATTGACCGCGCCATTGAAGCTGTAGCTGGCGCGGTTGTCGGGACGGTCCATGGCTCCCAGCCCCTTGAGCTGCGGTGACATCATCTGCATGACCCCGCCCATGGCCATCGCGATGCCCATCTGTGCGGCAATAGTCCACCCCGTGGTGCCCGTGGTACCGACAAATGTCGACGTTCCTCCAGCAGCCAGCGCACCACCGGAGAAGTAAGAAGCCGCCACCACCAACGCGACGCCAATGATCGTTTGCAGCCCACCTGAACGCTTGCTGCCGATCAAGACCGGCGCAATACGGATATCGCTGTTGCCACTGGGCGCGTTCAAACGGTCGTGACCGATATTGTCGCGCCCCAGAAACAGCGAGTAGGTCAGTCCGCGGTCCTTGGACTCCATCAGGAAAGCCTCGAATCCCGGAATCAGGATGCACAAGGCTCTTACCGCTTCCGAGGCATTGCTGACCGCCAGCCTGTGCACCCGGCCAAAACGTGCACCCAGGGTGCCGTAGAGGCGGATGACCCGGATTTTTTGCTGATTCATCACATCACTCCCGGGAACAAGATCCTCGGTTGAACTCAAGGAAAGGCGATGCACTTCAAGCCATCGCCATAAGCTGGCGATGTCGCCAGATGCTGACCGTTACCTCGTCCCAGTAACCGCCATAGATGTCGCGCTTGCTGTCACGTCCATAGAGGTGATGGAGGATCGAGCCCGGTGCGGGGAAATGCTCCGGTTCGCTCTTGAGCACGCCATCGGCCAGGTAGATCGCTGCGTGATTGGGCACCGGTGAGCGAATCTGCATCAGCACCACATCCCCCTGGCGCAGATCACTGACCCGCTCGAATCCGGCCTGGGGCAAATGCTCCAGATAGAGATTGCCGCCCTTGTCCCACCAACCGTCTTCACGCTGGTAGTTGCCCAGCTCGATACCCAGCTCCCGACGGTAGTAATCCAGGATGATGCTCAGGCAGTCGTGGATGCCATGGGCAAAGGCCCGGCCAATCAACGGCGCTTGATACCCGGTGGGTGCCAGGCTGGCCCAGTCGCCCTTATGCAAGGTGCCAGCATCGTCCTTGCGTACCTCCAGGATGTGCCAGGGCAGGCCCGAAGCCTCGCAGGCCACTCTGTCCGCCTCGCTGGGAGCCGGCGGGTAATCCGGGTGGCTGTGGATCACCGCCAGCACCTCGCCACGTTCTTCCGCCGCCGCGTAATCCTCGGGCGCCAGGCGAAAATGCTCGCTGGGCGTGGCAGCGGTATTGCGACAGGGCACATAGACCCGCTTGCGCCCCTCGCGGATCAACAGCCCGCAACACTCCTTGGGATACTCGGCCAGGGCATGGCGCTCGATGGCCGACAGGTTCGCTTTGTTCATGGTCAGCTCCGTAGCAGCCCGGCCGCTGGGAATGAACCGAAGGGCAACGGATTGTTTTCGCCGAAACGCAGCTTGCAGCTGCTCAATCGCCCACCGCATTTATCCTTGGCAGCATCGGTGACGATCACATCATTGAGATCCGCCACCGGGCCGCCGTTGTACCCGCAGTAAGGCCCGCGATACCCGCCACAACTGAGCCACCAGCAGACGTTGGCGACAATCTGCCGTCGTGGCAGTTGCACGCCGTTGAAGTCCAGGGCGCTGGCCAGTTCGAACTTCACCACCTCGTTGTCTTCGCTAGACTTGCGCTCGACATACCAGATATCCGGTGGCAACTCCTCTTCAGGGTCGGCTTCCGGCTGGCCATCCAGGTACTTGCCGAGGGTGCGGTGACGAATCAACCGGGCCCCGACCAGGTCCTCGAAGTACAGCACCAGGGCCGTGATAAAACCGCCGACGTTACCGACTGACAGCGTCGGTGTCGGCTGCGCGCCCTTGCCGGTCATTTCAAAACCCTCGGCCTGAATCGGCCAGGGTGAATACTCGAGCCCCTGCCAGAAGATCGACGACTGCTGGGGGTAACCGTGAAAGCGATAAAGCTCGGCGCCGAGGCTGGTGGCGTCGAGCTCAAAAAGCTCCACCCACGCGCCTGGCTCCAGGGTCTGGATATCGGCCGTGATCGGCATGGTGTTTCCTCGGGCAAAAAAAATCCCGCTCAAGGGCGGGCCTGTGGGGCTCAGCGTAGGAACCTATGGGGCTTCGATTCCTGCACCGATCATGGTGCGGGCTTGGGTGCGCTTGGCGGATACATTTTCTGGAATGGTCTTTCCAGTTTCCAACAACCGCATCACATACCAATCGGTTTCAAACAGGTACTTCCGGGCCTCGCGGTCCTCCTGCTCTTTCTGGATGCTCTCCTGGGTAGGTATCGGCTTGATCTTGGACAGGTCCATCTTTCAGTTCCTCGATGACTGGGGGGTGTTCTGGTTCCGGGTCAGGCTGTGGAAGGTCGACGGGACCGTCGCCGGTTGTTGTGACCTTCTCGGGGTACGCCATACGGCGCGGCGCCTGTAGTGGCGTCCTAAATAGAATGGTCAGGTGATACCCGTCCTCGCGGTGCTCGATACCCCCTCGGAAAACAACCTCGTGAACGTCGGCCCCATCAATCATGCTGCCGACCGGAATCGGCGACAGGTCGAAGTCCTGGCCGTCAATCGTGATCACGGCCCCTTTTACAGATATCGTTGTAGGTGTGTAATTGCTTACCTGTGCCTGGGGGCTCAGCTTGATATAGAAGTTCATTATTTCCACCTCCCGATGGCTACGCACGAAATATCAGCGGCTGCGCCAGAAATGACGGAAACAGTCCTAACGTCTAGAACACCGGTAAGTGACGCTACCGTGTTTGATATGCACCAGCAGGCGCTACCAGCAGGGTTATCAGCGGAAAACGACACTGCCGGCCTATCGCCGACAAACGGAATGGCCCATGAAAACCACGTACCAAGGTCAAGCCAGAGCGACCCTTGCTGTATTGACGTGTTAGATGATCTTTTTCTTGCCGTCCAGCAAATCATAGTCCCGTCAGCCAGCAGCACGGCGCGGCCGTTGACGTTCTCGACGTACTGGGTGTCAAGCCGGCGCCACGGAAGAACGGTCCCGTTGATTGATCCCCTAAACCCGAAGTAGCTTGCGTCAAGCGTCATACCAATCTGATTCCAGCTACCTGTTGGTACGTCATAGGTGACGTCGACAAGGGTCCCGAAGTGGTCGGATGGCCTCGCGGGAGAGCCCGGCTCAAATCTTGAGAACCCTGCGACTGGCGGTGTTGCCGTTCCGCTGTACGGAGTCGAGGCGGCTCCCAGCCCGAAGTCGCCAACCTTCAGGATCTCCATCCATGGACTGAAGGTGGTAGGAGTATTTGTGTAGGACCTGTACCATTTCTTTTCACCGAATGGGTGCCCTTGTGTCGCGGTAAACACCTGCGAGCCGCTAGTTGCCGAGTGTGGTGATACCTCAAGGCTCCCAAATACGTCCGCCCTTGGAGCGCCAGTCGCTCCAAGGGCGCAACTGTAGACGCCCTGAGTGAGCGCTTTGTTGAGGTCAGTGATCTTTGGCGGGGAGTTGGTGCCAATCCCGTAGTCACCCTGGAGAACGAGGCGAACTGGCGGCTGATCAACGCCAGCGCTCCAGCGCTTAAACCAGAGCTTGTCGGAGTTGATCGACATGATCAGCTTGCAGCCCCAGGCGGCAGCTCGGCTACCATGGATCGCAATTCCACCCTCGGTATTGGAAGGCGCCCCTGCGGTGTCAGCGGCCCACCCATAGATACCCGTTTCAGGGTTGGTCGAAAGGGTATTACCGGGGATCAGCGCGGTATCTTTGGTCCCGACCCCGTAGTCGCCAGTCTTGAGCACTCGACCCCATGGTCCGGGAGCCACCCCGGCCTGACTGCGAAGCCACATTGCAGCGCCTGCGCCTTGACCGAACGCGAGCTGGGTCCAAAAGCCGGGTGAGTGGGAGACGTGCTGAAGCGAGCACCCGCCCTGCCCTGGCTGGTTCAAGGTGGCAGACGTGACCTTGTGGTAGCCGCCCTTGGTGATCAGGTTGCAATCGTCTGCATCGGCGCCCGTGTCACCGCCCAGGCCGAACTCGCCCTTCTTGATGCTCTGGTTTATCTGGGCCTGCAACTTCGCAAAGGCCTGCAGGACTGTGTCCGTGGCCACGATGGCAGCATTAACCAGCGACCCCAGGCCAGCCAGCGTCGTCGAGCGCACACGGGCGCCAAGCTCAGAACCAGGCACTGCTGCATCAGCCTTCGCCTGTGCGGCCGCGGTACGGGCATCGAGTTGGGCGAAGTTTGCATTGATGATGGCACCGCCAGAACGCAGGTCATGGCCACTACCATCATTCGGCGTACTGCCGATGTTGACTGGATCAATACTCATGGATGAAATGCCTGTTCAAAAGTCGCACTGAGCGAATAAATTCCCGCCCCCAACGGCGAGGGTTGATAAGTCTTGCAGCGATACAAAGCCTGCTCGCCCAAGGGCGGCGTCCAGTAAAACGGCATCGCTCCGGCATGGGCGTCGATAAAGGCGACGATGGGTTTGATCGTCTTGTCGTCGCCGACAAAGGTCAGCGGCCAGGACTGACTCTTGTTGTTGATCCCGTCCTGGGCCACTTGCTGGTAACCGTCGCCAAAGCGCGCCGACTTGAGGCGAAATTCGACACTGCCCACGGGCTCGATCTTGGGTACCCAAGTGAATGTTTCGATAGTCATGGTGTTCTCCGGGCGTGAGCCGTTGCGGCCGCTGGGAATCAGCGGCCGTTGATGACGGACCAGATCTGGCCGCCCGGTTTCAGGTCACGCGCGATCTGCTCGGCAGCGCCCTGTTTTGCCGCGCTGGCGTAGGCATTGGCCAGGCTCTGGGAATTCATGCCGGCACCCGAAGCACCGGCTTGTCCGTCAGGCACGTTGATGGTCTGTTGGATCAGCACTTGCTGATTGCTGGTGGTGCCGGACTGTCCGCCACCCAGTGCAACGACCCCCAGCGAACCGTCGGCAGCGCGACTTAAGGGCATGATTGCCTCTGGGCCGGCTTCACCGAACAGGGCCATAGGAGCCAACATTGGAGCGGTGGCCACCGTGTTGGTGAAGGCACCGCCCTTGGCATGAGGGAATACAGGAGGGGACAGGCTGGACGCATCGATCTGCGGCTTGAATACAGTCGTGGCGCCATCAACCGTGAACGTGCTTGCAGCCGGAGCAGCGCTGGGCCAAAGGCTCATCACGGCCGAGCCGACCATTCCAAACAACGAACTCAAGGCTTTGGACGCCGCCGTCTTCGCCGCCAGCATCGCCATGTCCTTGAGCACCGACTTGGCAAAATCGGAGAAGGAAAACTTGCCCGTAGTGGCGAACTGGAGAATCGCCGCGTCCATCTGCTCGAAAGCGCTGGTGAACACCGCCTTCGACTGAGCGGCGACGTCACCGGCCTTGTTCATGTAATCGTCCCAGGCAGAGGAGGCACCATTTTTCCAGTCGCCGAGAGACTCGCTCATCTGTACATAGTTGCTTTGAATCTGCAGTGTCATGTCACTGTGCTTGGTCTTCAGCTCATCCAGTTTGATGGCATAGTCGTCGGCCCTCTCCGCGCCACGACCATAGGCATCTCCCGCTGGAAACCTGATTCCCGCTGTGTCGGCATAGGTCGCTGGTGCCTGAGTCGCGCCTTGTGGGTATTGCTTGTCCAGGGCCTCGCGTGCCAACGCATACTTTTCATCGTTGGCACTCAGTTGCGTGGCCAGGTCCTGCTGACGCCTCCCCCGCCCCAACTGAGAGGCGGCAAGGGCACCGGAAGTACGCAGTGACTCAAGCTCGGTGGAGTACGCCCGAAACTTTTTTCCAGATGCCTCCAAGGTTTGCGCATACTCGGTTCCAGCACTTTTGTTCTGCTGGAGCAGTGCGTTCAAGGAGCTTTGGCTTTTTGAAAAATCATCGGCCGCTCTGGCAGCCGGGTCGTAAGCCTTGCGTAGATCATCAAAGGCACTGGCAGTCGTATCCAGTGCCGAAGCCTGCGAGTTCGCCAGAGCAGCGGCGATTTTCCTGCCGGCCTCTTCGACCCGTAGCTGCATGTTGCGCATGCCTTGGTCGGTAATACGCTGGGCCTTGTTCAGGGTCCGCTCCAGGTCGCCAAGGTCCAGTTGCAGACTCCCTCGGGAAGCAGTTGCCATAGGTTTCTCCGGGTCATGAAAAAACCCGTCGAAACGGGTTTGGGAAAAGTGGCCTGGGTCAGCGCCACTCGTTCATTGCGCGTTCGAGCGAAAGCCCCAAACGTTGTTCGTGAGGCATGAAGTCCAGTAACTCCGCCATGCCTCCGCCCAGCCGGTGGGTCTGCAGCGCCACCAGGGCGCTGCCCGCCTCCAGCCGCCTACCGGTATGCAAGGAACCATATCGGTCGATATAGCGCCCCCATGCCAGGGCTTCCTGGTAGGTCATGCGTTCCTTGGCTTCGGCAATGGTCCGGCCGCCAACTCCGTTCAGCACCAGCTCGTGCCAGAACTCATCGGCGGCCGTCAGTTTTTTGCCGCACCACCGGTGCCATTGACCTCATTCACCGCATTGAGAATCAGGAAGCCCAGAGACGGTTCCAGCCCGTAGGCATCGTCATAGCTGAGAGCCTCCGAGCCGTCAGCACCCAGCGCTACCGACGCGGCGATGTAGCGGGCATTGCGGCTCAACTCGCCGTCACTCTCGGCAAACAGACGCTCGATGACACCGAAGGACTGTCGACGTACATGCAGGGTCAAGGTGTCAGTCACCTCCTTGCCGGTCTTGTGGTCGAGGTGGGTCCAGCTCACCTGTTTCTTCACGGGCAGGGCATCGACGATGCCGCCCTTGGCTTTCAGTTGTTTGAGGTTCATGACGTGGTTCAGGCCTTCTTGATCCAGGTGGAACCGCCGGTGCGCTGAATGGTGACGGTGGTGGTGACCACAGCGTTCAGCGCGAAGTTGAACGGGAAGTCCGAGACATAGCCATCGAAGGCGAACCAGGTGCGGGTCGCAGGCAGTTCGAAGTTGTCGCCCTTGGCGTTGACGGTCGGCAGCACACCCTTGCCATCGGACCAGCCGACGACCCATTTGACGCTGGTATCGCCATTGGCTTCGGACAGTTGATGCAGGCGGATATGGCTGGCGTTGGCCGGGTCGGCGTTCAGCCCCAGGCTGGCGGTGCCTGGGGTCCGCAGGCCCTTCTTGTAGCTGCGCTCTTGGGCATTGAGGCTGGTGTCTTCGATCTGCTCGGCAGGTGCACCGCCCGGATCGAAGGAAGTGGCGTGCTCGATTTCCAGCACCGTGTAGGGGCCGCTGCCAGTGACAGAGGGAACCAGGGCAAAGATTTGCGTACCTTGGGTAAGAATCGACATCAGGTGTTCTCCAGACAACATAAAAAAACCCGCGACGGCGGGCTGTGAGTGTTACTCGGGGAGGAAGCTCAAAACGCTGGAACCCTGGGTTCAGGGGGCCGGCGAGCCATCCAGATAAGGGGGAGCATTGGGGTCCGGCTCACGACTCTTGATCAGATCCACCAGCGCCTGGTTGCTGTGCGCCAGCAGGCGAATGGCGCTGTTCAAGGCAGTCTGTCCATCGGTCTGGACCTGAAGTGCGGCGATCAGCCGATTGATCGCCGCAAGGTCTTCGTCATTCATGGGGGCAGTCCTCTCTATCCGTCGAACGTTACCCGGGGCAGCCCCCGGAACTCTGGCGTAGCCAGGATCACTCGCGCCCTGCCGGCAAGAGTTCACTGCCGGCCTTGAGCCCGGACTGCAGCGCCGTCCAGAACTCGGCATTTTCATAGCCCATGGCCCAGACGCTGGTGCCAGCCAGGCCCAACCTGGCCACCAGGGCGGTCTTGGTCTTGATGCTGGCGGCGTCGTCGTACCAGAGCACCGGTTGCGCTCGCTGCGGGGTCCACTCCACGCCATCGGCGAAGGTCTGGACCGGGCCCCAGGTGGCGTAGGGCGTCGCGGAGGCTGGATCCCGATGAGTAACCGCCCGGTGTTCGACAATGATTTCCGAGTAGGCCGACCAGTGCACCCGGTTGCCGATGCTGTAGTCCTGGCCATAGGCGGGCAGCCCGGAAAGGACCTTGCTCGCCGGTACACGTGACACGGCGTAGCTCAGCAACGCCAGCTGCCAGTCAGCGCCCGATTCCGGGCCGGGCCAGACTTCACGGTGGAAGCCGCCACTGCTCCAGCCCGGCCCGACCTGGTCGTAGGTCATCACCTGGAAGTAGTCCACCGCCGCGCCCAGGGCCTTGTAGTCATAGCCTTGCAGGTATTCGGGCTGGGTGTCGCTGAGCTTGGGCGGGATGCTGATGATCAGCTTCTTGTTGCCGGCATGCAGGGCGTTGCCCAGGGCTTTGACGTAGGCGGAAAACGCCGCGCGGTTCCTCGGCTCGACCTTCTCGAAGTCCAGGTTGATGCCGGCGAATCCACCGTCCCTGGCCAGCTTGACCAACTGCTTGATGGTGCCCGTGCTCAAGGCCCGGTCGTTGAGGATGGAGTGGGAGATCGCCGGGTCGAAGGCGCCGATGTCTTCGTTGTAGTCGGAGACGGTCGGGTACAGCGCCAGGGATTGGCTCTTGGCAAAACGAATGATGTTCTGCGTGGTTTCGTTCATGCCGTCCTGGTGCAGCTTGCCGGTGACGGTCAGGCCGTAGGTGCTGCCCAGACCGACGGCAGACAGGTTGCGGTGGAACGCCTGCAGGTTGCTGTAGGACGCTTCGACCTGGCCGTCGGTGTAGGCCAGGACAAACGGAGCCCCATGGCTTGCGGTTGCCAACAGCAAGCTGCACGTGGCGATCAAGGTGCGGAAAAAATGCCGGATCGGCAGGGTGATACCTGGATTCATGAATACTCCTGGAGGCGGCTTGCCGCGTCAGTGGGGAAGATGATCAACGCTCAGAGCTGCTCGACCCTGAGGGGTTTGCGGGCCTGGGGCGGCTTGCCTTTGGCCTTGGCCTTGCCCTTCTTGCCGCCGTTGCACTCGACCGTGGTCGTCCACCCGGATGGGGTGAACAGCTGCTCGACCGAATCCACCAGGTAGTCGCCATCGAGCCCGGCCTTGAACCCCTGGGCATTGATCATGCGCTCGGCAAACAGATCGGTACGCCCCGCAAGGTCCAGGCGCAGGCTGGCGGTGCTGCGATTGAAGGCCGCCAAGCGAGCCTTGGCGGCCTGCTCGGCGGCGGCTTTGTTCGGGTACAGGTGGCGCTCGGTGTACACCGCCGGCGAATCACTCGGCGCGTCGTCGTTACCCAGGTCGATGACCCGCAGCTTTCCGCTCTTGGGGTCCTGGTGTCGGGTCTGCACCGCCTTGTGGGTGCTGCCGTCACTCAGGCGAAACTGGTAGCGACTGACGTCGCCGCGGCCGAGGGTGACAAGCCCCAGGGCCTTGCCGCTGGCACTCTGGCCGCCCTGGCGGGGCAGTACCAGCAGCTTGCCTTCGGCCACCTTGGCGGTGCAGTCGTATTGCCGGGCCAGGCGGGTGATGAAATTGAAATCGGACTCATTGAGCTGATCGATGCGCGGCACCTTGATGGCGAGCGGGCAGATCGGCTGCCAGCCGTTGCGCGCCGCCAGATCACGGACGATCAGCTGCAGCGGGACATTCTCCCAACTGCCACTGCGGCTGGTCTTGCCAATGCCGCGCATGTCGCTGGCCTTGCCGCGGATCTCGATGGCATCGGGCGGCCCGCTCACCACCACTTCATCCACGGTGTAGCGCCCCAGGCGGGTCAATTCCTGGCCGGCGTAGCCGAGGAAGACTTCGATGTTCGCACCCCGCCGGGGCAGGGCCACGGCACCGTCGCGGTCATCGATGCGCAGCTCGAATTCGTCCGACTCCATGCCGGGCTTGTCCGTGGTGCGCAGGGTCAGCAAGCGGTCGTTGATCTGCGCGGTGATGTCCCGGCCATCAGCGACGATTCGAAACGCTGGGGTCATGAACCTTGCTCCAGAAAAAGCCCACCCCGTACTCGACGGGGTGGGTGGATTGAACCCGGGCTCAGTCCCATAGCTGGACCATGGCCTCGGCGCGGGACGGCAGCTTTGGCAGCCGGATCAGTACCCCGGCGCGAAACGGCTGGGGCTCGTCGGCCAATCCCTGGTTGGCATCCAGCACCTCTTCGACACAGCCGTTGAGGTGGCCGTAGTACTGGTGGCACAAGGTATCGAGCAAGTCCCCGTCAGACGTTCTGCAAGTCGTCGCCATAGCTTACGAACTCCAATGAAAAACCTTGTTTGCGAGGGATGCCACCGGCCAGCAGATGGCTCTGATCTTCCTCGATGCTGGTGAGGCACCAGGTGCCCAGTACTTCTCCATAGCCCGTGGTCAGGCTCAGCGGCTGCAAGCGCTGGCCGATGCTGCGCAGGGTCTGCAACTGCCCCAGGCCGCCCTTGAACCCGGGGAACACCGCGCCCTTGAGGGTGATCCGCTCTTCGCCCTGGCCCACTGCTTGCTGGGCGACACTGCGGCTCAGGCGCTCCTGGCCGGCCCAGCGAAACCCGGTCTGGCGCCGCAGTTCCTCGAAGGCTGCGGTGTCGACGTTGAAGTAGTAAGGCTGGGCGCCCGCCCCAAGGGGCTGCAGGATCAACAGGTGGGGAAAAGGTTTTACCGCCTCGGCCGCCGGTGTGGTTTGTTCGACAAACGCCGCCGTCGGGAAGATGTTGCCCAGGGCGGGGCTGATCTGCCCGCCGATCCGGTTGACCGCCGCGCCAGCCTTGGCCACCTGTTCCTGCAGCGCGCCAAGGCGCTGCTGGACCTGCCCCGCCACCGTCACCGCCTGGCTGTATTGGGCCGCCACCTCTCCGACGGCCGACTGCGCGGCACTGATGCCACGCATCGTGCGCTGCAGCTTGGCGCCCAGCACCGGCCCGACCAAGGGCAGGTTCTCCAGCTCCAGGGCGGCGCCGCCGATGTCGCTGATGGCGCCGTTCATGGGCCCCAGCATTGCATCCGCGCTGCGCCGGCCCGCCTCTGCTGCCGCCACCAGGGAACCCAGCCCCGACTGCAGCTGTTCCATGTAAGCCATGCCTTCTCCTTAAACGTGTGCGGCGTCGAACAGCTGGCGAGCGGCAGCCTGGCGGCTGTACTCGTCGAACTGCCAGCGCAGGTGCGGTTCCAGTTCCCGAGCCAGTTGCGCAGGGTCGCGCACATCGCCCTGGACCGAGATCGACAGGTAGGGCGCGAAGCTGAACTGCTGTTCGATGACGGGGGGCAACTGAGACTTGAACGACTCCGGCGGATTGATCGTGGCCGGCGTCGCGGTGGACGCCAATGGACTGGCCATCGAACGCACTGCCTGCCCCATCAGCGGCGGTGTCTGACCGCTCTGGAAGGATTTCGCGATGTCGCCCATGACCGGCGGGAGGTTCTGCCCGGCGTTGCGCATCATCAGCGGACCGGCGGCGGGCATTTGCTTGAGCGACTCGTCAGAGCCAAACATCGCCTTGCCGGCATAGGCGCCCAGTGCGCCGCCGCCCCAGTAACCAAGAGCACCACCAAGGACGGTTCCTACAGCGCCGCCAAAGGCAGTGCCAAGCCCTGGTACGACAGAACCAATGGCAGCCCCGGCAGCCGCACCCATTTTCGCCCCCGCCCAAGCGCCGACCAACCCTCCAGCCGCGCCGCCATAGCCTTCGGCCTTCTCGTCGCGGGTCTTGGCATTCTGATAGGTGTCTGCGATCTGAAGACCGGCATCCAGTACCGACAGGACACCACCACGCTTGACTAGCGACTTGGCGCCACGCAACAGAGACATCAAGCCGTTCCCTGCAACCGTGCCGACTCTCATCCCAGCCTGGGCCAAACGGCTCAAATTGCCTGGGCTGAATACATTTTTCAGGGTCTGGAAAACGCGACCGAGCACGCCGCGCTTGGGCTTTGCGCCAGCGCGACCATTGCCGCCTTTGTTGCCCTTCCTGTTCCTGCCTCCGTCGAGGTCGTAATCACCCGCGCCCATTCCCAGTGCATTGGTGACAAACACGCGCTGGACAAGGTTGGGGTCGACCTTCAACCCACCCCGCAAGACATTCAGCAGGCCCTTGCCCATGGTGTAGACGGCCATGAGTTTTTTCACCGCGACATAAGCGGCGCCCAAGGCAGCCACACCCTGCACCAACGATGGGGTCTGTTCCGCCAGTTCGCTCAGCTTGCCGACCAATAGGGTGATGCCCTTGGCCGCTAGGTCCGTCGCGGGTCGCAGGGCCTCTCCCACCACCCGCTGGCCTTCGTCGATGGCCTGCTCGGCTTCAGCCCACAACTGCCTGGAGGCTTCTCGGCGCTCGGCGAGGTTCCTGGCGAGAACGCCAGAGGCGCTCAACGAATCCTTCTTCACTTGCTCGTACTGCTGCCGGCCCTGGGTCTGGGCCAGCAAGGCCGCCTTGATCTGCATATCGGTGAACAGGTCGCCGGTGCGCAGGGACTCTTCCAGAGCCTCAAGGGTTGCCTTGGCCTTGGCCGGGTCGGTTTCCTTGCTGATCTGCGCCTGGGCCTCGGCCATCTTCGCGGCCTTGGCCGGATCGATGGCCCTGACGTAACGCATGGCCAGGGCAAAGCTCGCCTCCAGGCTCGACATGCCCTTCTGGATGCCGGTGTTCAGCGAAGCCTGATAATCAATGCCGGCCTCTTCGTAGGCTTTGACCGCCTCACCGGAGCCGATCTTGCCTATCCAGTTCTGCAGTTGCCCCGCGGCCTGATCAGCACCGCCCGCGGTGTTCATCTGCACTTGCAGCATCGCCCCCAGCTGGCTCACCGCATCCATACCGGCAAGCCCTTGCGCGCTTGCGCTGTGGAGCAGCGCCGGGAGCAGACGCGCCATGTCGGCGGCTTCAAAATTGCCCGACTGCCCCTGCAGGGCGATAGCCTCCAGGGCCTGCTCCATGACCTTGGGATCACTGATTCCAGCTTTCAGCTCCAAGGCCCGCATCAGTTTTGCGGTGTCTTCGACACTCGCGCCCTGCCCCACCGCAAACTTGGCGGCCAACCCGGCGTAGCCTTGCGCCTTGTCCAGCGACATGCCGCTGCTGGTCATCTGGCTCACCAGAGCGGCCACGTCGTTACGGGCCATCCCCGTGTCACGCGAGGTCTGAGTGACCGTGCGGCTCAACTGTGCTTCCTGAGGCTGGTTGGCCACATTGGCCTTGATCGCGATGTCGCGGATCAGCGCCTGATAATCGGCATTGATCTTGACCGGGATGGCCAGCTTGCCGATCCCGTCCTTGGCCAAGCCATACGCCGCCTTGAAGTCAGCCTTGCCCTGGTCGATCTGCTGCTGCCCCCGGGCCTGCAGGGCGGAGCCACGGGCCACCTTACCCAGGGCCTGATACTCCTGACGCAGTTTGTGCACCTGCACACCCTGCTGACGCAGGCCATCCCGACTCTGCTCCAACCGGCGCAACAGCCCGGCGGCGGAAGCGGCGCCGGAGTCATGGGCCTTTTTCCATTGGTCCTGCAGGCGCAAAGTCTGGCCAATGGTCTGTTCCAGCACCCTGGCCTTGCTGCCCTGCTCCTGCAATTGCCTGATCCGGCCTTCCACTGTCTTGAAGGCGGCGTCCCACGTCGAACTGAGGGCAGTACCAATCACCACCAGTCCCGATTCCAGCTTGCTCGCCATCTGCTACTCCTGCTCTGTGGGTGATGGGCTCAATCCGTGAGCCACCAGACCATGTCGGAAAACCTCATGGTCATGATTTCCTCAGCGGCGAAATGCAGCTCGCTGGCGAGCCGCTTCGCCGCCATCTTCATCACCGCAGGGTCAAAGCTCGTCGTCTTGCACCAGGCGAAAATAACCGGCCTGCAGGCGCTGATAGTCCTTGAGCGCCATGCCCTCCAGGTCCTTGGCACTGATTTGCGCCAGGCTGGAAAACAGCATCAGCTCGCGCTGTTCGTCATCACCGGAAGCCCCGGCATTGGCCGCGCGCACATCACGCACAGTGGGGGCGCGCAAGGTGACCTGGTCGCAGACCACGCCGTTCATCTCCACCGGCTTGCTGAGGCTGATCACCACGTTTTCCGCGCTCAGGGTCATCCACGCCGGGGTCTTGCTGATTGCTTGAGACATGCTGGTGGTTTCCTTACAGGCCCAGGGCCGAACGTTGCGCCGCCAGTTGGTCGACACCGTTGATCACGCGCTTCATGCCCAGGGCATCGATCTCGTAGATCAGGCGACCGTCGACTTCCAGCTTGTAGTAGGTCAGGGCCACGTTGTGCTTGACCTCGGCCTTGTCGCCGGACTTCCAGTCGCCCATGTCGACCTCTTTCAGCAGGCCGCGCAGGGTGACGATCACCGGGGTCACCTTGCCCTTGAGGCCCTTGAAGGCGCCACGGAACACACCGTTGAAACCGCTGCCATCGGCCAGGCCGAACATCTTCAGCGACTCGCGGCGCACGCCGGTGGTGGTGAAACCGGCCTCTTGTTTCTCCATGCCCATGTCCAGTTCCACCGGCACATCCATGCCGCCGACGCGATGCTCCTCGGTCTTGAGGGTCAACTTGGGCAGGGTCAGGCTCGGCACGTCGCCTTGAAAGCTGATGCCATCGACGAACAGGTTCATGTTCGCCAGGGTTTCGGGAATCATTGCCATTGCTGCTGCTCCTTAAGCGGTGTGTTCGAGGACTTCGGTCAGCCATTGGTTGGTGACCTCGACGCGGAAGTTGGGGTTTTCCGCCGGTGGCACGTCGGTGAAGCGGATGTTCCAGTACACCTTGCCCTGCTCCAGCTGGCTGGCGGTGTTGAGTTCGGTGTCGGCGTAGACCTCGAAATTGATGATCGCGCCCTGGTTCTTCAGATCACGCATGAACGCCTGCAGGCCCTCGGTGACGTCCTTGACGTAGGTCGCGGTGATCGAGCGGTCCACTGCCCATTTGTGGCCGTAGAGGATCGCGTCCATGACGATGTCCATCGTCCGTACCCGAGTGACAAAGGCCCACTTCGGATCGCTGGACAAGGTGCGGTTGCCCCACAGGCGGAAGCCGTCGTCGCGAATGATGGTGGTGATGTTGGCGTTGTTCAGCAGGTTGGCGCGGCAGGTTTCATCACCGTCCAGGAACTCGATGGAGCGGGTGGTGCCGGTGATGCCGACGAACTCCTTGTTCGACGGCGAGGCCCAGAAGCCGTACTCGTTGTCGGTCCAGGCAAACAGGCCCGCAACCCAGGCCGAAGCCGGCGCATCGACGCTGGCGCTGGCGCCGTTGTCCCAGTACTGAATGCCCGGGTCGACCATGTAGGCGCGCTTGGCACCGAAATTCTTGGCATACGCCATGGCCGCTTCGTCGGTGCTGTTGGGGCCATCGATGATCGCCAGGCCACGCAGCTTGTCGGCCAGGGCCACCAGCGCAGTGCCGACCGCCTGGGTCGAACTGTGCTTGGGGGTGACCAGCAACCGCGGCTGGGCGTTGAAACGGCTCTTGCCGTCCAGCAGCGCCTGCAGGCCGGTGCGCTTGCCGTCGGCCAGCACCCCGCCGATGATCGCCGAGGTCTGCTCGGCCGCGTCCGCCACCTTGGCCACGCCACAAGCGACGATCACCGCCTTGGCCCGCTGATAGATGGCCTGGCAGGCCTTGGTGATGGCCGCATCCGGGCCCCAGGCTGCAATGGCCTCGCGCTCGTTGGTGATCAGCAGCAGGTCATTGACCTTGGCAGTGGCGGTCGGACCTTCGGTGAAGGTGTCCACCAGGCCGATGATCGAAGACGACGGCAGCGAAATAGTCCGCGTGCCGGTGTCGACGTTGGTGACGGTAACGCCGTGGAAAAAACCACTCATGGATAAACTCCAGACATGAAAAAGCCCCGGGTGAAGGGGGCTGTAAGGGATGTTTGATTAATGGGAAGCGGGAAGGAAAACGCCCCGGCGGTGCGGGGCGTTTATTGGCTTTGTTCGGCGATCCAGGACGGGGCCACTGGACGCTGCTCGATCTGCGGAAAGTCCGGGGATTGCGGCCAGTCGCGCAGGACTTGCATGTACACCAGCAGCTCGGTGAACTGCTGATCCGAGAGGTTGGTGGGTGCCTTGATTTCAAGCTGATCACGGTGACGATCGCGCAACCAGGTCACCGCAGCGAGCTCGGCCAGGCGCCAGGCTCGTTCATCATCCAGGTTGAAGGGTTCCACTATTGCCTGAAGTGCTGGTGGCAGTTCCAGGGTGACCGCAGGAGCCGGACGCATGCCCTCGATCACATTCGCCAAGGCCAATGCATCGATGTCGGGAGAAGTTAAGATTTCTTGGGGGATATAGTGGTTCAGCGTCACATTGCCCCAGTCGACAAGCATGGTGCCAGCGCTAGCCGACACCGAGAGAACTTTAAATCCGCTCATAAGATATTCCCCTTTACTCGATCGGGGCTATTGCCCCCTTCAAAGATCAAGTTGTTGCCATTTTTCTCAATCGAATAACCGCCAGCACCACCTGGATTGCTTGACGCAGCACCAGGGGCACCCGGTGCACCGCCGGCACCACCGTTCCATCCAGCCGTGTACCAACCACCGGCACCACCAGCATCCAGACTGCCAGCCGCTGGGTAGCCGTATCCGTAAGTCGAGTTTTGATACATCCCACCACCCGCGCCACCGGGGCGTCCCGCGCCGCCGCCACCACCGGTATGCAGTACGTTGGGCCAGTAGGCATCCCCACCACCGCCGCCACCGCCGAAAATGTAACCGTTGCGGTTGTCCAGCGTTGCTGGGTAATCCAGTACAAAGGCTGTGGCCCCAGGCAAGGGACGAGGAGGATAGGCACCTGCTCCGCCCGCACCACGGATGTAGTGCTCATTAATGATTTTCAGCGTGGAACCTGGTGGGAAAACACCCGTTCTCAACGAATACCCCGCACCACCGCCGTAGATCATTGCACGGTTGATAAAGAGGTAATTTCGCGCCTTGGTCGGTTTGCCCATGAGCTCGAAAATGCTCGCACCCGCTCGTTCCACCGTATTGATGAACACAACGGTTCGTCGCCAGACCGTGCGCCACCCATTTTCGGTTTTGATGAACAGTTCCGCTCCCTCTCGCCAACCCTCTGCAAGCTTTACATAAGGCATGACACCCGGCCGGTAACCGCCATCGAGTTTTACGTGGAAATTCATTAGGGTTCCTCGTATTGCAGCCAAAGCGTTCCGACCGAGCCGTCAGTTGGAGCAGGGGCGTTTCGAGAATAGATAAAACGGTTCGCCGGCAGTGCATCGGTGATGCCATACCCCGCAAGCGTGGTCGCCTTGTCCGCTTTTCGCGCCGGGTCAAAATTGCCGGAGTTCCATAGCAGGTTGCCAAAGACGGTTGCGGTCTTGTCTGGAAGACTCAAAAGAAGTGGCGTCGTTGTCTCGCCGCCATAACTTGAAAAGATCCTCACGTTGTTGTTCACAAGGTCCATGCGGGCTTCACTAGTGGGCGTCACCCAGCCAAACTCCGGCGAATCGCTACTGTCATTCGACAGCAGTATCGACCCGTTCAGCCGTCCACCCGTAATGGGAAGCAACTTGCTGACTGCACTCGCCAGCTCTGTCTTTGTTGCCCCATCTGCAATGCCATAACCGGACAGTGTCGTTGGGTTGTTACCACTGATAACAATGCCTCGCCTATCGATCGTGACCTGCCGATAAGTGCCTGCAACCTTATCCGCCGCAAGTGCCACTGCCAGGGAGTCGTCCACGTACTGGCGGGTAGCAAGCACCACCGCCGGATCGATCTTCAGCACGATCTGCGCCGTATTGGCCACGATGAAATTCATGCGGATGATCTGGGTCTTGCCGGTACCCTGGACCAGCAGGGGCTTGAAGCTTGGGGCGCAGTTGGCCACCGCCACCAGGTCGCCATCAGCGTCGAACAGGCCGATTTCACGGATCCAGCGCCCGCCGACATCCGGCGGGATCACCTGCTCGGTGATGATGATGTTGGGATTTGCCGGATCGGTACGCACCTGGTTCACCGAGGCACGGCGCCATTCATTGATCAGCTTGGTCTGGGTCTTGCTGGGGATGGGGTCGGTGCCATTGGCATCCCCCACAGCCATCTCCTTGAAGGTCCAAGAGGTGCCCAGGGCGGTGGCGTTGGCCTGTTTCGCCTCGCCCACCGCAGTGAGGATGGCGAAGAACTGACTGTTGGAATCGATCATGAGTACACATCCAGGGTGTCTGTTTCATCAATGCACATGACCTGGCCGTATCGACCGGTCACTTCAATATCGCGGGGGGTCGGGGGATACACGTCGAGCACTTCGCCCTGATCCACGTAGGCGCCGTAGCCGATCACCCCGGAGGTTTCAAGGCTGATGGCCAGGCCCGTCATGTGCCGGCTCACGGGCCTGGCGTCATCGATCAGCCGGGTTAGCTCCTGGTACATCTCTTCGGTGATACCGGTATCCAGCACCCCAACTTTCAGGGCGAAGGTAGCGGCCTCGCCCAGAGGGACCGTCTGCCACCATTCGACCACTTCAATCAGGTAACCCAGCGGCTCCACCACGCGGCGCAGCGCACCGATGGTGCCCTTGCGGGCATGGATGAAGAACGAGGCGCGAATGGCGTTACGCTTGACCGTCTCGCTCCAGCGCGGGTCCCAGCGATCCACCGACCAGGCCCACGCCAGCTGGGGCAGCAGGTGCACGGGGCAGGTCGAGGGGTTGTACAGAGTGCGCAACATGGTGGCGGTGTCACCGCCGTGAGTCGCCTCCAGGGCACGCTCCAAAGGTGTGCTGTTAATCGGCAGCAGGCTGGTCATATCAACTCCCCAGAGTGACGCTGTAACCGGTGCAATACGCGGCCTGGGCCTTGCTTGGGACTATGTCTTGCCACCCACGCAGCTCAACCCGGGCCACGCCGGCCACATGCAGCTGGGCATCGATGGCAGAACGCGCCACTTCGATACCCAGGCGCCGACGTGGGTTGACCCAGGCGGCCAGCTTGCGCTCGGCCTCTGCCAGGGCGGCGTCGCTTTCCGGGCCCGGCCCTTTCATGTGCAGCACCGCATCGATGCGATACGGCAGGACCTGGGCACTGTTCACCGTGACCCGATCCCCCAGCGGTCGCACGTCTTCATCGTTGAGCGCCGCGGCAACCGTCGCCAGCAGTTCGGGCGCGGCGGCACCGTCACCTTCCAGGCTCAGCACCGTGACCGTGACACAGGCCGGCGACGGGCTTTCGGCCTCCGCATCCGCCACCAGGGCCGAGGCGTTACGGGCATGCAGGATGTAACTGTTGCGCGGCCCGGCGGTGGTCAGCCCTTCGTAGGCCAGTTGGACCCGTTCACGCAGCGCGTCGTCGGCTTCCTTGACCTGCGCCAGCGGCGGCACCGCCTGCGGGTCACCGGCCTGAATCACCAGGCGCTGCAGGTTGACGTTGGCGGCCAACTGGTCCAGGTCCGTGCCCTTGGCATGGGCCAGCAGCAGCGCCTTGGCCGCATCGTTGATCCGGGCCCGCAACAGCATGTCGCTGTAGGCAGACAGCTCCAGCTGCTTGGTGACCGGGTCGCTTTCCAGGTTGGCCGTCCAGTTGTCACCCATGTAGCGGCGAAAGGTCGCCAGCTTGCCCTGGTACAGCACTTCAAAATCCTGGGCTTCCAGCACCTGCGGTGCCGGCAGTGCCGACAAGTCCAGCATGCTCATGCCGTCACCTCCAAAACCACATCGTTACCCAGGTAGCGGCCCGTCAGTTGGAAACTGACCTGGCCCTCCACCACCGCTACAACCCCTACCCGCTCCAGCTTCAAGCGGGGTTCCCAGCGCAACAGCGCCCTGGCCACCTCGGCCTGCACCGCGCTCTTCCAGCCGCCGGTCACCGGCAAATCAACATAACGGCGCAGGTTGCTGCCGTATTCAGGGCGCATTCGCCGGCTGCCCAAAGGCGTGGTCAGGATGTCCTCGATGGACTGCCGCAGATGCTCGATGCCGGACAGCGGCAAGCCGGTACGGCGATCCATTCCGATCATCGTGTTACTCCTGCAATTGAAAGTCCGGATGCTGTTCCAGGTAGTTCCGAGCGAAGGTGTCGCTGGCCGGTACCGAGACCGCACCCTGGGCCACCGACAGCTCGCGGCCATCCGTCAGGATCAGAAGGCGCGATGTGTAGAGGGTGTCGCGAAACACCGCAGCGCCAGTGGTGGCCGTGCGGCCGGGCTTTTTTTTCGGGGTTGCCATGTTTTTCTCCGGGTACAAAAAATCCGCATTCGGCGGATTGATCGGGTTTATCGGCGTTGTAGGGGGGAGCCGGCATTGATCGCCAAGGCATCACTGCGGCGTGGCAGTCGCTCCCGGGCCGGGCATCACGCCCTGGTGGATATGGGTCGAGCCGACATTCACCCCGTTGTGCTTCAAGCTCGCGCCGTTGATCTGCACGTCGCCATTCAAGGTGATTGCTCCTGTCAGGGTGATGCTGTCGGCCCTGCCGGTGATGGCGCTATCCGTCACCACGGCCGAGCTGTCGCCCACTTGAATCGAAACCGTACCGCTGGGCAGGCTGATGCTGTAGCGCTTGGCTTGCCAGTCGTAGACCAGCGAGCCGCCATCGTCGAAACGCCAGACCTCGACATGCTCGCGGTTGTCCGGCGCAGCACCGGCATCTCCATACAGTCCCGGCACAAAGGTGCCCTGCGCCGGTTCACCACTGGGGCTGATCAGCACGCCCTGCTCGCCCAGGCTCGGCGCCCGCCAGTGTCGGGCCTTGCCCGCGGCCTGGCTGTGCCAGCGCACCCAGGCACTGGTCCAGCCGGCGCCGTCGGATACCCGGACTCTGGCGCTGGCCAGGTCCACGCCGATGACACTGCAGGGGATGATCAGGCCGGCGAGCATGCGGTCGTGAGCGGAGGAAACGTAGCTCATTGCATGTGCTCCGGTGACTGATAGGCATCCTCGCTCCCTGGTCCGGTATCGGGAGCAAAACCGAATGCCAGGGAGCCCGGGCCTTGATTGGGCCAGGGCCATTCCTCCTGGCCAAAGTAGATGATCTGCTGCCACTGCACCGTCCAGCTCAGGTAGTGCAACGACTGGGTCGAAACATTTGTCGGCATGGCCCGGACCGCGGTGGTCCCCTCGACAAACTCGAGGCCCCAGGCCTGCAGCCGCAGAAGATCCACCAATTGCGCCGCCAGATTGACGGCCGCCAGCGGGGTGTGAGGAAGATTGGCATCAACCAGCACCCTGGCCTCAAAGGTGACCTTCACCCCACTGCGCCCATCGCCCGGGTCTGCTCCCGGGTCCATCCCGGTGAGCGCAAAGGCAATCGCCGGTTTCGTCAGCCCATCCAGCCCCTCGGGGAAGGCTTCAACCGTCTCCACCTGTGGCATCGCGGCCTTGATGGTGGCGGTGATTGCGTCATGCAAGGTCGTCAGCTCGTTCATTATCCATTCCCGCAATCAAGTCGACCGCGCCACCACCTTCGGGCACGAGCCGGTAAACCCTGCGACGCCAATTTCCGCCAGCTCGCGCAAGAGCGCGGCGCAGGAAGCGGCGTCACTGTCGATCAACCCAGGAGAAGAACCCGACGCTCGGCAACGTGTCGGAAGCCGTGCGGGGTGTTCTCCTGAAGTCCTGCAGATTTGCTCCATCGTTGATAGGATCAAGACCGATCCGAGTGAGAATCACGGTCCGGGGTTTCACACACGCCAATGCGCCTGGCGGCCCAGCGCTCGTAGAGGCCAATGGCGACATCAGCACCCGCCATCGCCGTCAGGCAGCCGAAGGCGCAGGCGGTCCAGATCGACAGGCCGGCGCCGTACAGCAGCATGATTGCCGAAACCCCGCAGACCACACAGGCGCCGGAGCGCAGTGCCAGGCGTCGTACCAGCGACCAGCCGCGGGCGCCCTCCTTGTCGGCGCGCCACATTTCGCCGGAGACGCCACCGACCAACGCCAGGACGATGACCAGCCAGATAGGCATGTCCAGCAACGCTTGTTGCTCGTTTGTCATTCACGTCTCCCGTGCGGATTGGGGCCAGCAAAGTGGCCCGTTATGGAAAGCTGAAAAAGCGGTTTCAAAGGGTCCCTGTCTGTCAGTGGCCCACATTAGGCAGGCATTCCAAAAAGCCCGGTCGCCCGGGCTTTTCAGTAATGCAAACCTTGATCTTTCGGCGCTACTGGCGCGGTACGGATCCATTTAGATTGTTCCTCCGACCGCGACCCTGTCCGCCGGATAACTGCTTCTGGTGCTTTACGCTGCACACCCGGGTCAGTTGCCAACCCTCTGAACCGTCGAGGCCGGTTCATCGCTGCCTTTGCTTTGTCACTAAAGAGCGTCTTTGCAGCCGCTTTCGTGCGGCTTGGGGCTCATATTATGCATTCATGCATATGCAGTCAATGCAATGATGCATTTATTTATGCAGAGAATTTGCTGAAATGCATGGAAGGCGCATAAGCAAAGGGCGCGGGACATTTCGCAGGCGAAAAAAAAGCCCGCTCAAGAGCGGGCTTTATCTGACGGTAATGGGTTAGCGGGCGTACATGCCCCACCAGAAGACGTGACCGAGGATGCTGATCTGCTCCTCCTGGATCTCCTGGAAGCTGTAGTCCTCATCCGGATGCTCATCGCGGTTGAAGCTGCGCAGGCGAATCCCCGTGGGCAGGCGATACAGCTGCTTCACCCGCAACTGGCCGTTGTGGTTGATCGCGTAAAGGTCACCATCGACGATATCGCCAATGGCGCACTTGCCAGCATTGACTCCGACCGTGGCGCCGTCCCGCAGTACCGGCAACATGCTGTTGCCGCGCACCGTGACGCACTTGGCCTGGTCGAACTGCACGCCGTTGTGCCGCAGGCTGCGCTTGCCGAAGCGCAGGCTGGCGCGTTCGCTTTCCTCGATGACGAATCTTCCTGATCCAGCAGCCAATTCAACCTCACGCAGAAAGGGAACCGACACCTCGTCGTCATCGACAGGGGTGTCGTCGTCCCACAGGCTTATGTCCTTGAGTTCCGAATGAATCTCGTCACGGGTAGCTGGCCGGGCAGACGCGATATCCACGCGCCCACGCAGTTGATCGGTGCTCACCTGGAAATAGTCGGCGATCCGCGAGATGTGTTTATCCGAGGGATCGACGATCTTCCCGCTGAGAATCCGCGAGAGGGTGGATTGAGGCACGCCGGTGCGACGGTGAAGCTCCGTGGGGGAGATTCCGTCGCGATCCAGCAGCTCTCTTAAGACGGTAGAAACGTTGCGTATTTGCATAGAACGCATAGTGCTTGATCTTTTTCTCAATGACAAATGCTGTTTTGCATGTTTGTAATGCATTTGCCGGACAAACGCAGTAGCGCCTTGGTGCCTGCGAGGCCAGGGCGCCCATGGTAACCTTGCCGCCATCTGCAAAAAGCCGAGCCCAGTGCTCCTTTGTGTCACCCATTCAACGAATCCGCCTGAATACCAATGAGTAAAAATACCTCCGATCTGTCCTCCCACACGCCGATGATGCAGCAGTACTGGCGCCTCAAGAACCAGCACCCTGATCAGTTGATGTTCTACCGCATGGGCGACTTCTACGAGATCTTCTATGAGGACGCGAAGAAGGCCGCCAAGTTGCTGGACATCACCCTGACGGCGCGCGGACAGTCGGCAGGCCAGGCAATTCCCATGTGCGGCATTCCCTACCACGCCGCCGAGGGCTACCTGGCCAAGCTGGTGAAGCTCGGCGAGTCGGTGGTGATCTGCGAGCAGGTGGGCGACCCGGCGACCAGCAAGGGCCCGGTGGAGCGCCAAGTGGTGCGCATCATCACCCCGGGCACGGTGAGTGACGAGGCGCTGCTGGATGAGCGTCGCGACAACCTGATTGCCGCGGTGCTGGGCGATGAGCGCCTGTTCGGCCTGGCGGTGCTGGATATCACCAGCGGCAACTTCAGCGTCCTGGAAATCAAGGGCTGGGAGAACCTGCTGGCCGAACTGGAACGGATCAACCCGGTTGAGCTGTTGATCCCCGATGACTGGCCACAGGGCCTGCCGGCGGAAAAACGCCGCGGCGTGCGGCGTCGTGCCCCATGGGATTTCGAACGCGATTCCGCGCACAAAAGCCTGTGCCAGCAATTCTCTACCCAGGACCTCAAGGGCTTTGGCTGCGAGAGCCTGACCCTGGCTATCGGCGCCGCTGGTTGCCTGCTGGGCTATGCCAAGGAAACCCAGCGCACCGCCCTGCCCCACCTGCGCAGCCTGCGCCATGAGCGTCTGGACGATACCGTGGTGCTGGACGGCGCCAGCCGGCGCAACCTGGAACTGGACACCAACCTGGCGGGCGGGCGCGACAATACCCTGCAATCGGTGGTCGATCGCTGCCAGACCGCCATGGGCAGCCGCCTACTGACTCGCTGGCTGAACCGCCCGCTGCGCGACCTCAAGGTCCTGCAGGCGCGTCAGTCCTCCATTACCTGCCTGCTGGACGGTTACCGCTTCGAACGGCTGCAACCGCAGTTGAAGGAAATCGGCGATATCGAGCGGATCCTCGCGCGAATCGGCTTGCGCAACGCCCGTCCGCGCGACCTGGCCCGGCTGCGCGATGCCCTGGCCGCACTGCCGGAGCTGCAAGAGGCGATGACTGAACTGGAGGCGGACCACCTCAAGCAACTGGCGGTCACCACCAGCACCTACCCGGAGTTGGCAGCACTGCTGGCCAAGGCAATCATCGACAACCCGCCAGCCGTGATCCGTGATGGCGGCGTGCTCAAGACCGGCTACGATGCCGAGCTCGACGAACTGCAATCCTTGAGCGAGAACGCCGGGCAGTTCCTGATCGACCTCGAAGCCCGCGAGAAAGCCCGTACCGGCCTGGCCAACCTCAAGGTCGGCTACAACCGCATTCACGGCTACTTCATCGAGCTGCCCAGCAAACAGGCCGAACAGGCGCCGGCAGACTACATTCGCCGTCAGACCCTCAAGGGCGCGGAGCGCTTCATCACTCCAGAACTCAAGGAGTTTGAAGACAAGGCGCTGTCAGCCAAGAGCCGCGCTCTGGCTCGCGAAAAAATGCTCTACGACGCACTGCTGGAAACCCTGATCAGCCACTTGCCGCCACTGCAGGATACGGCCGGCGCTCTGGCCGAGCTGGACGTCCTGAGCAACCTGGCCGAGCGCGCACTGAACCTGGACCTGAACTGCCCGCGCTTTGTCAGCGAGCCTTGCATGCGCATCACCCAGGGCCGTCACCCGGTCGTGGAGCAGGTATTGACCACGCCGTTCGTGGCCAACGACCTGAACCTGGACGACAACACCCGGATGCTGGTAATCACCGGGCCGAACATGGGCGGTAAGTCCACCTACATGCGGCAAACCGCGCTGATCGTGCTGCTGGCCCATATCGGCAGCTTCGTCCCTGCGGCAAGCTGCGAACTGTCGCTGGTGGACCGGATCTTCACCCGGATCGGCTCCAGCGACGACCTGGCCGGTGGACGCTCGACCTTCATGGTGGAAATGAGCGAAACCGCGAACATCCTGCACAACGCCACCGAGCGCAGCCTGGTGCTGATGGACGAAGTGGGGCGCGGCACCAGTACTTTTGACGGTCTTTCCCTGGCCTGGGCTGCGGCAGAACGTCTCGCCCACTTGCGTGCCTACACCCTGTTCGCCACCCACTACTTCGAACTGACCGTACTGCCGGAAAGCGAACCGCTGGTAGCCAACGTGCATCTCAATGCCACCGAGCACAATGAGCGTATCGTCTTCCTCCACCATGTACTGCCAGGTCCTGCCAGCCAGAGCTACGGTCTGGCCGTAGCCCAGCTGGCCGGGGTTCCCAGCGCAGTCATCGTCCGCGCCCGTGAGCATCTGAGCCGCCTGGAAACCACCAGCCTGCCCCATGAAACACCGCGACCAGCACCGGGCAAGACCGCGGCGCCACAGCAAAGTGACATGTTCGCCAGCCTGCCGCACCCGGTACTGGACGACCTGGCCAAGCTGGATCTGGATGACATGACGCCACGCCGTGCACTGGAAATGCTCTATACATTGAAGACGCGCATCTAA